CTTACCCTGCGTTGTTTTTTCGCCCATTTCAAAAAAGTCTGCGGATTTTGAGCAGTATTCGAAATTTTGTTGATCTGAACCCTTTGCTGGTTCGATATGTGCAGTTTCACCAATCGCTGTTTTGAAAGCGTTAAATCGCATTTTAGTTTTGAGATGAACGTAACCTTGAAGATGTGGAGTTCCTGTTGTTGGTGCAATTTCTCGCCCGTATATTGCGTATGCAGCTTTTTCTTCGAAAAATAACTTAATGCGAAGTTCATCTTCCTCGGTGTAGTTGTTCAGTGTGAAGCAGTACTTGAGTCTTGGTGATTGTGCCATTCTTGATTTTAGCAGAGCTTCCGCGTGTGTAGAAAGAGTTCTGGTCAAGTGGAAACACTTGGTTAACTTGAGTATACATTGTACTATAAGGTTATGGGATCGAATCCCGGAAAAAAATAACTCTATTTTTAGAATAGTTAAAAAATGAGGGGGGGGTCCCCCTAAATTAGGGGGGTCCGAAATGTTGTCGATCGTAGGGTTTGTATCCACCCGTCGATCGTAGGGTTTGACGCGGACCGTCGATCGTAGGGTTTGACGCGGACCGTCGATCGTAGGGTTTGACGCGCGCCATGTGACACTAAGGCGCCTTAGCGCCGCCCCCGCCGGGCTAGCCCGTGGGGGTTTGGGAGTAGCGAACCCGCGTCGCCGAGTATCCACAGTGGACGGTATAGTATTACCCGTCCACTTTGGCTACAGGGAACATTGGCTACAGCATGCTGGGTGACTATAAATATGGTACATTGGTATTTTTACGTCATAAAAATGCGGAAATTTTCAAGAAAACGTCGTCTACGACGTCCGTCGTATAAGAGACGTCGTAATGTTAAGAGGCGTCGTAATGGAAAAGGCAAAAAGCGGGTTGGGCTCTCTAGAGTTGCCCAATTTAGCGGATTTCCATCTAACAAAATTGTTCGAATGCGATATGCTGAGAGGATCAGTATGGCTCCAGAGAATGTTGCAAGTTTTGCTTTTTATAATTTTAGTGCTAATAATGCTTTTGATCCTAATAGAAGTGGTACTGGACATCAGCCTATGGGATATGATCAATGGAGTGGGTTTTACAACCATTATGTAGTTGTTGGGTCTAAGATCACTGTAAAGTTTATTCCACAAACACCAACTAGTAGTGAGAATGAAACTGTAATTTGCGGGGTTAAGTTGACTGATGATACTACTCCAGTTATAACTAGTGGAAGTTTGTGGGAAAACATATCTGAACGTGGGTTTAGCCGTCAGATTATGATACCTAACACTAATGCGATTAGGCCAGTAACAACATCAGCAAAGTATTCAGCAAAGAAATTCTTTAATGTTACTAATGTGAAGGATAATTTAACAAGAATTGGTGCTACTGTTTCATCGTCTCCAACTGATGAAGCTATATACCAAGTTTGGTTTGCTTCTGCAACCGATGTTAATCTTCCTGGATATATTATGCATGCATTGGTACAAATAGATTATCTTGTTGTATTTAGTGAGCCTAAAGATATTGCTCAGAGTTAGTAGTTTATTCTTATTGGCTGTCCTGTAGTAGTGTCTATGAAGTCGTTCATTTCTGTTTCTCCGTTGTCGTTTAAGGTGACCCACTTGTAGGTGGTAACTCTTCTGTACAACGCAGCTGGCGTAGCTCCAATTCGTGTAAAATCGTACCATTCGCTAATAGGCTTGTTTGAGGTAATAAAGATATCCTTCGGTATGAATTCTTTGAATCCGCCTTTGATTGGAACCTGGTGGGGATAGCGATCAGTGAGTCTAAGTAGTTCGCAGTGTTTAATCCATCCGTAGAAGTCGTCGATGATGACGGTATCGTGTTCATCGTATCCGTCCCACCATTCTCCGAGGTGTTTTCTGAAGACTCTTCCTTCAGCGGCTGTAGTTGCAGCTCTGGATTTCCCAGTTCCAGGAGGTCCCACAAATACATGTACTCTGGTTTTGGTGTCTCTGGGTATGGTTGGAATAACGAGTGCCTTATATTTCTCAAACCCCCTATGGTAGCGAATGTAAGCTTCTGGATGTTCTTCAGCTAGCCGTTTAAGGCTTTTTGTTTCGGAAAGAGTAGTAATTGCATCAGATAAATCGGATCGCTTACCCTGCGTTGTTTTTTCGCCCATTTCAAAAAAGTCTGCGGATTTTGAGCAGTATTCGAAATTTTGTTGATCTGAACCCTTTGCTGGTTCGATATGTGCAGTTTCACCAATCGCTGTT